AGCGTTACGCTCTGGGCTGGACTGACCCACGCGCCGTGTTCGGTACCGCTGGCGTCTAAGATGCCAACTGAAGCCCCTGCTCACAAGGCGGGGGCTTTGTTGGGCACCTTCAATTTAGCGCAGCAGACGGCCCGCCCTGGCCGACGACATGCAGACGGCTGCGCAACACTCGCATGTGAGGACACATCATGGCTTCTACTACCTTCTCGGGTCCCGTTACATCTCAAAACGGTTTTGTCGGCAACATCACCGGCAACGTGACCGGCAACGTGACCGGCGACGTCACGCTGGCAAACTTTGTTGACCTGGTGGCTGTCGCCACCTCAGCTCTGCCCACTGCGGCAGCTGGTAACGCTGGCCAGGTTCGCCTGATCAACGACAACGGCGCAGGCAACAACGAGTTTTGCCTTGTCATCAGCACCGGCTCTGCCTGGGTGACTGCTGTCGGCGCGGCTCTGAGCTGATTTCCTGCGTCATGACGCACCCCGCTTGACGGCGGGGTTTCATTCAAACCAGGAGATCACAATGGCTGACGCAGTAACCTCTCAAACCATCCTTGACGGTGAGCGCCTGTTCATCGGCAAGTTCACCAACATCTCTGACGGTACCGGCGAAGTCGGCGCTCTGAAGATTGATGTTTCCACGCTTTCCGCGAGCGCTGCTGGCAACGCCTGCAACGGGGTCAAGATCAACAAGGTCTGGGCTCAGACGCAAGGCATGGGCGTCGACATCCTTTGGGATGCCACCACCGACTTGCTTTGCGATACCATCCCAGCTGACCAGCTTTACATGCTGGACTACAGCTCGTTTGGCGGTCTGCCAAATAACGCTGGGACCGGCAAGACTGGCGATGTGCTTTTCTCGACCGTTGGCGCTGCCTCTGGCGATCGTTACACGATCGTGATCGAGGCAATCAAGACGTACGCTTAAGGCTGACGACCATGGGCGCGCCAGCTTCAACGACTCGTTTTGGTGAGTTTGGACCTTTTGGACTGCAGGTGGCTCGCGGTCAGATTGCGTTTCACCAATCAATCCAGGTTTTCGGCTACAACCCTGACGTTGACACATCCGAGGAATCGGTGTGGCCTGACGGCGGGGTTGTGCCGCATCCCACGGTTGCATCTGTTCTAAAAATCAGCTCCACCAGCGCAAACGACACCTCTGCAGGTACGGGCGCACGCACCGTTTTTATCGCAGGTTTGGACGGCAGCTACAACGTGGTCAGCGAGACCGTGACGCTCAATGGCCAGACCGCAGTGGATACCACCAACTCCTACCTGTATGTCAACCAATTCTACGTTCTCACAGTGGGCACGGATGGGCACAACGATGGCGTAATCAATGCAGGCACTGGCGTTGTGACTGCGGGCGTGCCTGCGGTTTTGTACGACCTGATTGCGGCAACCTACAACAACCGCACCACGGGGCACTACTGTGTTCCTGCTGGCTACACTGGCTACATGCAGGTGGGGATTTTCACCACAGGGCAGCCTTCTGGCAGCTCTTCCGTGACTGGTTTTTTGAAGCAGCACGGCCCTGATGGGATTGTCCGTATTGGCGCGGTTTCCACACTCAACAACGGCTCTGTGCAGTATGACTTTGCTTACCCATATCAAATCCCGGAAAAGAATTGCGTTGGTTCCTCTGCAATTGGCAGCCAGGCAAATAACGCAGTTAGCTCATTCTTCAACATCGTTTTGATCAAAAACGAAACGGAGTAAATGAGATGGAAATGATGGTATGGAACGTTGTTCTAAGCGCCGTTGTGGCTGTTATGGGATTTCTGCTCAAAAGCAAGTTTGACGAGCTTTCTAGGCTTGGAATATTGCTCAACCGTACTCGCGAGGAAGTTGCTCGCGATCACATCACACGCTCGGAATTCCGTGCGGACATGCAACAGCTGCTCGATCGATTCGATCGGCTTGAGCGCAAGATCGACAACCTCAAATCGCCCTCACATGAGCGCAATTAACTGGAGATAAACATGGGCTGCAAATACGTCAAAGAGTTTGATTTCGGCACCAAGGGCAAAGACGGCTCTGTGAAGTACGCCATGGGCGGCAAGGTGTCTGGCAAGGGCGGCGCTTGCTACGCTGAGGGCGGCAAGGTCCACAGCGATGTGGCGATGGACAAGAAGGTCGTGGCCAAAGCCGTGCACAAGCACGAGAAGGCCATGCACAAGGGCGAGCCGCTGACCAAGCTGGCCAAAGGCGGCAAGGTCGAGGCCCCTGGCTTCATTGGCAAGACCATGCTCAAGGACACCAGCAAGCTGGGCATCAAGGGCAACAAGAACCCCGGCATCAAAGGCTCCAAGCCCGTGGCTCCGGACCTGCCCACGCTCAAGCTGGCCAAGGGTGGCAAAGTGGCTCGCGTTGAGGCCATGGACAAGCGCGAGATGGCGGCCACGCCCACCATGCGCCGCGAAGCGATGGAGACACGCCGCAAGGTTGAAGGCCCAGCCCGTCGCATGGTCCCCGTTGCACCAAAGGAGCCAATGCTGGCCATGAAGTCTGGTGGCAAGGTGGCCAAGATGATGTGTGGCGGCAAGGCCTACAAAAGCTGATCGAGAGCAGGGCGGCAGGTTTGCCGCCTTGTGACCTCTTGATCTACAATTCCCCAACCCCCACGGGCGCGCTGAATCGGCGGCCATCTGACGACCAAATACGGAGTTAGCATGGCCTTTTCCGGCAGCATCAGCAGCACAACATTCAACGCCCTGAAAGTCGTCGATCACGCTTTCCGGCGCTGCCGCCTGCCTGCCCAGGCCATCACGTCCGAAATGCAGGCCTACGCGCTTGAGTCGCTGTACCTGCTGCTCAGCGAGCTGGCCAACACCAAGACCCCGAGCTGGTGCATCGAGCGCCAGATTTACCCGTTCTACGAAGGCCAGCCGATCGTCACGCTGTCGAATGGCACGGTCGAGGTTTTGAACGCCAACCTGCGCACCTTGCAGGAGCTGACCGGCACGACGGTTTCGCTGCCGACCAGTTACACGGTGGACTTCACCGACCAAGACGGCGGCGTCGGCACTGTGAACACGGTTGGTATGAAGTGGACCGGCGCGGCCGTTGATGTCACTTTTCAGACCTCGGTTGACGGTCTGACATGGGCGACTGTCGGAACTCAGACAACCGACGCTGCATCTGGCGAGTGGACCTGGACAGACATTGTTCCGGCCATGGCTCGGCAGTTCTTCCGCATCACCAGCGCCTCGACCATGAACCTGTCCGAGGTGTACCTGGGCACGCTGCCCCAGGAAATCCCCATGGGCGTTTTGAACCGCGACACCTATGTGGCGCAAAGCAACAAAGTGTTCTTGGGCCGCCCGCTGACCTACTGGTTTCAGCGCGACCTGCCTCAGCCGGTGATGAACCTTTGGCCGTCGCCGAATGCCGCCGCTGAGCACCAGCAGCTGATCGTCTGGCGTCACCGGCACATCATGGACACCGAGAACCTGCGGCAAGACGTCGAGGTGCCCCAGCGCTGGCTGGAGGCGATCACGGCGGGCTTGTCTGCGCGTGTTGGCGCTGAAACGCCGTCTGTGGACTCATCCCTGGTCGCCATGCTTGAGCAGAAATGGTACGCCGCCCGCCAGGCCGCCTGGGATGGCGACAACGACGGCTCGCCGACTTACATCAACCCCGGCATTGGCTGCTACACAAAATGAGCGGAAAGTTCATCGTCCCAGATGCAAGCGACCCAACGTATGGGTTGGGCATTTGTGCGCGTTGTTCTCGCAAATTCAAGCTCGCCGAGCTGCATCCCGACCCCAACTACCCGGCGCTCATGGTGTGCGACGAGGACACGGACGACTACGACCCCTACCGCCTGGCCCCGCGCAAGGAGGACCAGGTCGTGCTGCCGTTTGTGCGCCCGGATGTGCCTGTGACCACCAATCCTTCGGGTCTGATCACGCAGGACGGCACGCAGTTCATCGTTTCTGAGGACGGGCAACGCTTCCTGTTCGTTGTGGATTAAAAAATGGCCCAAGTCCCATCAAACCTCATCCCGATCAGCATCACGAACCTGCCGGTTCCGGTGACGCTGCCGTCGGAGGACACGCTGCTCGTTGGCGTCTATCAGGGCGTGACGTACAAAATCCGCGCCGGTGACCTGTTGCAGGTGGCTGGCGTTCCCACCTCGCGCCAGGTGATTGCTGGCACGGGGCTTACGGGCGGTGGTGCGCTGTCGTCGAACGTGACCCTGTCGGTTGCCCCTGGCGGCATCGGTACCACGCAGCTGGACGCCTCGGGCGTGACGCCTGGTGTGTACGGCGACGGCTCGAATGTGCCCCAGGTCACCGTGGACGCCACGGGCCGCGTGACGGCCGCGACTTCGGTCCCACTGTCGATTTCTGGCTATGTGCCCACCACCCGCCAAGTGATCGCGGGTGATGGCCTGACCGGCGGCGGCGCGTTGTCCTCGAACGTCACGCTTGCGGTGAATTACGGCGGCACGCCCCTGGCTGGCTCCGGATCCGGATCGGCAGGCACGGCGCTGACTCTGTCGCGCTCTGACCACCGTCACCCAGCGGTTGACCTGGCCGACCAGACCCAGATCGACGGCATCTTGCCGATCGACCAAGGCGGAACCGGCCGAAGCCTCACGATGCAGCCTGGCGCTGTCATTTGGTCCGGCGCGGACGGCTTGTATGTTGGCACAGCGGGTGTGAGTGGCCAGGTGCTGGTGTCTGGCGGCACCGGCGCGCCCACCTGGGGCTCGACGCTGATTTTGGCCCCCGTGGCGGCCAATTCGTTCTTTGCGGGCCCAACCGCCGGTGGCGTGGCCGACCCGGTGTTCCGGACGATGGTGAACGCCGACCTGCCAAACTCTGGCGTGGTGGCCAACACCTACGGCTCGGGCACGCAGGTGCCTGTGCTGGTGGTCAACAGCAAGGGTGTGGTGACCAGCGCCAGCGCAGTGGATGTGACGCCCGCGTGGGCCAATATCACCGGCACACCGACCACGATTGCGGGCTACGGCATCACGGACGGCGTGACGCTGACCGGCTCGCAGGCGCTCACAAACAAGACCATCGACGCGTCGCTGAACACGCTGTCGAATATCCCGAATGCGGCACTGAGCTTCTCGTCGGTCACGATCAACGGCAGCGCGGTGTCGCTGGGCGGCTCGATCACGGTGACGGCCACGGCATCTCAGGCGCTTACGATCGGCACCGGCCTGTCGGGCACGTCCTACAACGGCTCCACGGCGGTCACGATTGCAATCGACAGCACGGTTGCGACGTTGTCTGGTTTGCAGACGCTGACCAATAAAACCATCAGCGGCGCGAACAATACGCTGTCTAATATTGGCAACTCGTCGCTTACCAACTCGTCGGTGACGTTCAACGGCGTGACTGTGGCGCTGGGCGCTTCTGGAACCATCACAGCGGCGTCTCCCAACGCTCTGACTGCTGGCAGCTACCTGACGTCAACTGGAACCTACGACGGCTCCGTGGCGCGCACGTTTGCGGTGGACGCCACAGATGCCAACACGGCCTCCAAGGTCGTGGCGCGTGACGCATCAGGGAACTTCAGCGCGGGCACCATCACCGCCTCTCTGTCGGGCAACGCCAGCACGGCGACGTCTGCGACGACCGCCACCAACCTGGCGGGCGGCACCACCGGCTCGCTGCCGTACCAGTCCGCATCCGGCACCACCGCCATGCTGGCGCTTGGCACGTTGAATTACGTGCTCACGGCAGGCGCGGCAGGCCCGCAGTATGTTGCGCAGTCAACGCTCACCGCAGGCAAGGCCACAAACCTGGACGGCGGCGCTGCGTCCCAGATCCCGTATCAGACCGGCGCAGGCGCGACCGGGTTCATTGCCAACGGCACGGCGGGCCAGGTGCTCACGTCGGCTGGCGCAGGCACACCAGTGTGGTCGGGTATCTCCGGCGGCACGTTTTAATTTTTGAGAGGAACAGATCATGGCCCAGAGTGGATTTACTCCCATCCAGCTGTATTTCAGCACCACCGCGTCCGCCGCCCCTTCCGCTGGCAACCTGGCCAACGGTGAGCTGGCGCTGAACATCACCGACGGTAAGCTGTTCTACAAGGACAACGGCGGTGTGGTGCAGGTGCTGGCCACTAAGGCTGGCGCGTCCGGCGACGTCGTCGGCCCCGGCAGCTCAACGGACAACGCGCTGGTGCGCTTTGACTCGACCACCGGCAAGTTGGTGCAAAACTCGGTGGGCATCCTGGACGACTCTGGGAACCTGACCGGTATCGCCGCGCTCACGACCTCCGGCGCTCTGACCCTCAACGGCGGCACAACCAACGGCGTGGCCTACCTCAACGGCTCCAAAGTCCTGACCACTGGGTCTGCGCTGACGTTTGATGGGACGAATTCATTTTTAGGCATTGGCCCCGGTGTTACTCCCACAAAGAGCCTGACGATTTACAACCCGTCTATTGATACCGAACTTCGCTTGCAAGCCGGAACAAAGAACTTCTATCTATCTCAGCGCAATTCTTCAGGTCAGGTTGACTACATCGTTGTAGATAACGCAGCGCAAACATGGTCAGTTAACAACGCCGAACAAATGCGCCTGACCAGCACAGGTCTGGGTATTGGGACGAGTTCGCCTGCTACGAAGTTGGATGTTTCTGGGTCTGGCGACATAAAAGCCACGGTCCAGACAACGTCATCTGGCTCTGGTGCAAACGTCGGCTTGTCACTCAAGACAGCCTCAAATGGAGAATGGCTTATCCAGACGGGAAACGTTGTTTTTGGCGGGTTGCGCTTTAATAACAGCGGCGGGGAGCGGATGCAGATTGATGCGTCCGGCAACCTCGGCTTGGGGGTTACTCCGAGTGCTTGGGCTTCTGGTTGGAGAGCGCTGCAACTTGTAAACGGCTCATCGCTTGTAAACAACGGTGCAACCAACTACACCGGAATTTTCCAAAATGCGTTTTACGACGGTTCAAATAACAGGTATTTATCTTCTACGTTTGCGCTGAAGTATGAACTGGTAAACGGCACTCATGCTTGGTTTAACTCTGGTGCTGGAACCGCAGGTAACGCCATCTCTTTCACGCAAGCAATGACGCTGGATGCGAGTGGGCGATTGTTGGTTGGCGGTACATCTGCTGTTGGTCGTCTGGGTGTGTGGGGTGATATTGCCAAGATCACCGCGACTGGAATTGATGGTACGTTTGATAACGTCATCAAGTATGGGGCTGCTGCTGATCTTTCCAGTGGGGGCGCAACAGCAAACCGCTGGATAGGTATTGATGCAACAGTCACCGCAGGAGCGGCAGTCAGCAACGTCCTTCGCGTGCGGGCATACCCCGGCACCACTGGCAACGCCGCACCCGTGAACGTTGCTGACTTCCGTGGTGATCAGTCAACCCTGTTGTATGGCAATTTGCTTGTTGGCGCAACGACTGACACCGGACATAGGGTTTATGTTGAAGGCGGCGATAGCACCGCAGCAACCATCCGTGTTCGTCACACGGGGGCAGACGCTGCCGGGTCGGCAAGCATACGCATCCAAAGCGGCGGAGGTGTTTTTAGTTTGCAGAGCATCCCCGGACAAGGGGGTCAAGGTTTAGCGTTCGTTCAAGTTGGCGGTTCAGAACGTGCCCGCTTCACCGATAGCGGTGGGTTTTATGTCGGCACGACAGGCATGACTGGAGGCGGCGCTTTCCAGTTCAGGAACGATTCCCAAAAGTTCAACATCTTCTCCGACAACTCGTCTTTCGGGCAACTCCAGTTAGGTAGCGTTTCTTCTACGGAAACCTCGATGGCTTTTATCCCTCAAACGTCCTCGTTTGGCGGCAACCCCACATCAGGTCTTGGAAACGACGCGGTTTGGGCATTTGGATATGGCACGAACGGTTTTGGCGGGATGGGCTTCTACAACAAGGGGCTGCAAGCGAACGTTTGTCAAATAACAAGGAATTCAACCAGTTGGTCTTTCCCGTCCGATGAGCGACTGAAGGACATCGACGGCGGCATTGAGAACGCCCTCGGCAAAATTGACGCACTGCGCCCCGTGTACTTCACATGGAAGAGCGACAGCACCAAGAAGCGCAAGGTTGGCCTGATTGCTCAGGATGTGCTGACAGTTCTCCCAGAGGCTGTCGATGTGCCTGAAAAAGAAATTGATGACAAAGGCAGGAAGCACTACCTTGCGTTGGCAATGCCTGACGTAGTTCCCCTGCTTGTCGCCGCCATCCAAGAACTAAAAGCAGAATTTGATGCCTACAAAGCATCGCACCCTTAACCACTGAAAGGCAAATCATGACCGCAACAATCACTTGGACAGTCACAGCAATGGACTGCTACCCTCAAGAGGACGGCAACACCGATGTGGTCTTCACCGTGCATTGGACTTGCTCCGGCACCCAAGACAGCAACGGCACCACCTACAACGGCTCCGTGTACAGCACCACGTCTGTCCCGGCTCCCGAGGCGGGCGCTCCGTTCACCCCCTACGACCAACTCACGCAAAACCAAGTGCTGGGCTGGTGCTGGGCCAACGGCGTGGATCAATCCGCGACTGAGGCCGCTGTGCAAGCCCAGATCGACGCTCAGATCAACCCGCCTGTGGTGACCCCACCCCTGCCCTGGTCAGCATGAGAGACTGGGCCGAAGCACTGATCGCCGCCGTCCTGATCGTCGGCGTGGTGCTTTGGTCTGTTCGCGTTTTTATGGAGGCGATTTATGGCCGATGAAAATTTGCAGCACGAAATCTCTGTGCTGAAAACACAAGCGCAGGTGGAGTTGCAGCGTTTGCACGCGCAAAGCACAGCCAAAGAGGTAGCTGGCAAGGCTATTGGTGAGGGCGGCCTGTTTTACATCACGCTGATCATTGCCATAGGCGTTGGCGCATCCCTTGCGCTTGAAGAGTCCAAAATCGCCGCCGTGATGGGTTTGCTTGGCGCTGCGCTCACAGCCCTGATCTCCATGCTCAACGGCATCGCTGGAGCCAACCCCAAACAGGAAAAACCCGAGTTCGAGGTCATGCGCCAGCTGATCGACAAGCTCGACCGTCTGGACCGCAAGGAGCCGCCCATGTCTGTCACGGTTGAAGGCTCTCGCGTGACGGTGACCAAAGGCGAGGACAAGGTGACCACCCATGGCTGATTTCTTGAAGGCCTTTGAGGTCATGATTCAAAACGAGGGCGGCTACGTTTTGCATGACGTGCCCGGCGACCGTGGCGGCATGACCTACGCTGGAATTGCGCGCAACATGAACCCGCAGTGGTCAGGCTGGGCCCTGATTGACGCCAAGCAGGAAGTTCCCGCCCAGATGGTGCGCAACTTCTACAAGCCCAACTTCTGGGACAACATCAAGGGCGACGAGATCACCCACCAAGCCACAGCGCAGTCCATCTTTGACTTCCATGTCAACACCGGCCGCCCAGCTCGCGTGCTGGCGCAGGTGGTTGCAGGCGTGACGCCGGACGGCTCTTTTGGCCAGGCCACGGTGCAGGCCCTCAATGCCTACGACCCCGAGAAGTTCGTCATGGCCTACGCCCTGGCCAAGATCGCCCGGTACCGGGACATTGTGACCCGCGACCGCACGCAGGCCAAGTTCCTGCTCGGCTGGATCAACCGCACACTGAAGGACGTCTCATGAATATCCTGGGCATCGGCAGCGTGATCGAGTCCGTCGGCAAGGTGGCTGGCGACCTGATCACCACGGACAAGGAGCGCATGCAGCTGGAGCTGGAGGGGCGCAAGCTCGACCAGGCCATCGACCTGGCGCAGATCGAGGTCAACAAGGCCGAGGCCGCGCACAGCAGCGTTTTTGTCGCCGGATGGCGACCCGCGATCGGCTGGATTGGCGCGGCGGCCATGGCCTACCAATTCCTGCTCTACCCGCTGATGCTCTGGGTCTGGACCTACCTGCAAGGCATGGGCTGGATTCCCAAAGAGCTGACTCCACCACCGGTCCTGGACGCTGATCAGCTTTGGGTGATCCTCTCTGGCATCCTGGGCATCGCTGGCATGCGGTCGTTCGAGAAAACCAAGGGTGTGGCGCGGTGATCTCCCGTTTGCCTCCTGGCGGCCGCCCAGCCTATAATTCCGCAACACAGCGCCTGCTGGACCAGCGGCTTCACACCCTACTGGAGTCCCCATGTACACGATGACGTACAGCAGCCTGCTCGAAGATGTGCGCCGCTACCTTGAGCGGGGTTTCACCGCTGAGAGCGACCAGATTGTCTACGAGCAACTGCCACGCCTGATCACACTGGGCGAGCGCCGCATCTCGCGTGAGCTGAAGATTCAAGGCTTCATCCGCGCTGTCCAAACCCCCCTGCAGATTGGCGTGGCCACCTACCGCAAGCCCGACCGCTGGCGCGACACGGTGAGCATGACCGTTGACGGCACGCCGATTTTTGCGCGCTCCTACGAGTACTGCCGCAACTACTGGCCCGACGAGGCCGAAACCGGCGCACCGCAGTTTTACGCCGACTACGACTACAACCACTGGCTGATCACGCCCACACCGGTTGCAGCGAGCACGCTGGAGGTGGTCTACTACGAGCAGCCGCGCTTTTTGGGCGAGGACTTCCAGACCAACTGGCTCACCGAGTACGCGCCCGACCTGCTGCTGTACGCCACGCTGCTTGAGGCCACGCCGTTCTTGAAGAAGGACGAGCGCATCGGCACCTGGCAGCAGATGTACGACCGTGCGGCCCAGGCGCTCAACGGCGAGGACCTCAAGAAAATCATGGACCGCAGCGCCCAGAGGACTGAAGCATGACCACATACACCGACGTTTTCGGTGGGGCAAACATCTACCCCAGCGAGATTGATTACAGCGCGATTGCGCTTGCCGCCGACATTACGTTGAGCTGGCCCGATGAGACCTCGACCAGCTCGAACCTGGCCACCAAGATCATGGACGTCACGCCTGCAAACGGCGGCCTGTCCATCACCTTGCCGCCCGCTGACAAAACGGGCACAGGCCAGACCATCCTGTTCAACAACCGTGGAGCGTCGACATTCACGGTCAAGCGCGACGATGGCGTGCAGGTGGTCAGTATTGCCTCGGGCACGCTCTGGCAGGTCTACCTCACGAACAACAGCACGGCAGCGGGCTCCTGGGTGGCGCTCCAGTACGGCGCATCGACCTCGCAGGTCAACGCCTCGTCGCTGGCTGGCAACGGCATCGTGGCCACCGGAACGCTGCTCGCTCAGTCGGTGCCCGTCACCGAGTTCAACAGCAACTACTCGGCAGGCGATCAGGACCGCGCCCGGATGTTTGTCTGGACCGGCGCTGGCGGCACGTTGACGCTGCCCGCTCCGACAATCGTCGGCAACAACTGGTTCTGCTACCTGCGCAACTCCGGGTCTGGTGCCATCGTGGCTGACCCAACCGGTACCGTGCTGATCGACGGCGGACCGACACTGTCTTTCCAGCCAGGCGAGTCGGCGATCATTGTCTCGGACGGCACGTCGTTTTACACCATCGGTTTCGGCCAGTCCGCAACCTTTGCCTTCGACTACACCTCGATCAACGTGGCGGGCTCGGGCAACTACACCCTGACCGGCACGGAGCTCAACCGCATCGCCTACGGCTTCACGGGCACTCTGACCGGAAACCGCGTGATCATCGTCCCGGCCACGGTGCAACAGTACTGGGTCAACAACGAGACTACGGGCCCCTACAACTTCACGGTCAAGACGGCCGCTGGCACTGGCGTCCTGGTGGCGTCCGGCTCGCGCTCGATCTTGTACTGCGACGGCACCGATGTGGTCAACGCCGATACGGGCGGCCTGGCCGTACCCATTCAGGTGTCTGACGGCGGTACCGGCGCAACGACCGCAGGTGCTGCCCGCATCAACTTGGGCGGCACGGCTGTGGGCGACGCGGTGTTTACAGCGGCTGACGGCCCGGCGGCTTATGCGGCCCTTGGCATTGCGCCTTCTGGCGTCGTGGTGGGCGGGACGTTCTGATGCCAACCCAGATCCTGCGCTCTCAGCCGGGCATCAAACGCGACGGCACCAAGTTCGACGGTGATTTCTACACCGACGGACAGTGGGTTCGTTTTCAGCGTGGCCTGCCGCGCAAGATCGGCGGGTATCGCTCGATCTCCAAGTACCTGACCGAGATTTCACGTGGATTCATGAGCTTTACGCAGCAGCTGCTGCAGTACTGCCACAGCGGTGGCCCTGGAACGCTGGAGCGTTTCACCATCGACGCCAGCAAGAACGCCAGCCTGATTTCCGACCGCACCCCCGTGGCCGTGGCCGCAACGGGCACAGTGACGCTCACAGGCGGCGGTTCTGGCTCTGTGGACGGCATCACAGTCAACGGCGTGCAGATCATGTCCGGCGCGGTTTCCTTCACCACGGACCTGGCCACCACAGCGGCGGCCGTGGCCACCAACATCAACCTGCACACATCGATCCCAAACTACACCGCCGTCGCCGTTGGCCCCGTGATCACCATCACGGCAGTGACAACAGGTGTTGCCACCAACGGGTACGTGGTCGCTGCGGCCACAACAACGATCACAGCGACCGACACCGACATGGTGGGCGGCTCTGACGCGCTTGCGGTATCGGATGCCAACCGCTGGATGTTCCAGGCCGTGTTTGACTCGTCCACGCAGTACAACGCGCTCTTGGCGCACGTCTCGCCCAACGGTCGCTGCCTGTGCAATGACGTCGGCGGGCAGATTTTCTACGGCGACCTGCTCGGCACCGCGCCCCTGAAAAGCGTGCAGCTGCCAGCAGGCGCAAACGCCACGGGCGGCATCGTGGCCCTGCACCCGTACCTGTTTTACTACGGCACGGCTGGCATCATCGGCTGGTCCGTGGCTGGCGAGCCCACCGACCTGATCGGCTCCGGCTCAGGCATCGCCCGGGTTTGGAGCCAAAAGATTGTCAAGGGCATGCCACTGCGCGCAGGCTCCGGATCGGCCCCTGCTGGAATTTTCTGGGCCTATGACGCGGTGATTCGTGCCACTTTCACGGGCGGCGCTACGGTTTTCCAGTTCGACACGATCGCCACCGACACCTCAATCCTGTCCGCCGACTCGGTCGTGGACTACGACGGCGTGTTTTTCTGGGCAGGCGTGGACCGGTTCTTCATGTTCAACGGAGTGGTGCGCGATGTGCCCAACCAGCTGAACATCAACTATTTTCTCGAAGGCTTGAACCCCCAGCAGCACAGCAAGGTGTTTGCCTGGAAGGTGCCGCGCTTCGGCGAAATCTGGTGGGCGTACCCCAAGGGCGACGCCACCGAATGCACGCACGCCGTGATCTACAACGTGCGCGAGAACACCTGGTACGACACCGCTCTGCCCGCATCGGGTCGTTCAGCCGGTGGCTACAACAACGCCTTCATGGCTCCCATCCTGGTGGATGCCGTCCCAACGGCCAGCGGCTACCGCACCTGGGTGCATGAGCAGGGTGTGGACGAGATTGACGGCACACTGGCTGCGCCCATTCAGTCCTACTTTGAAACAGCGGACTTGTCGTCTGTGGCTCAAGGCCAGGACGGCTATCTGCGCATCACCACCATCGAGCCGGACTTCGTGCAAAAGGGCCCCATGACCGTGCAGGTGACCGGCCGCGCCAACGCCCGTGCGCCCGAGGTGGTCAGCTCGATTTTCACGTTCCCCGAGCAGGCCGACCAGCCTTTCGAGCAGATCGTGATGCTCAAGGAGCAGCGCCGCGAGCTGCGTGTGCGCTTTGAGTCCAACGCGCTGTATGGCGACTACCAGATGGGCCAGATCATTGGCCACATCGACGCTGGCGACAGGACGGTGCTGGGATGATCATCACGCTGCCCACGGGAATGGAGCTGCTCGACTGGTCGTCGCAGGTCATCATCGACCTCGACGCCTACGGCTCCTTTGGGCGGCTGCAGGACCCGGACCGCTGGCAGGACTGGGGCGTGCAGTTCCTGAACAACACGACGATTGGGCGAAACTTGCCCAATCCTTACGGATTTACCGATTGGAAAGAATGGGCCGAAAGGCTGGTTGGAGCACTATCATGAATCAAGAAATTTTGAGCGGTATTCAAGGCAACCCAGAGGTCATGCAGGCCGTCAGCATGGCTGTGCAAGAGTTGCTGCAAGACCCAGATATTGACCTCGAGTCGGTTGAACAGCTGATTCGAATGCTTGAGTTCGTGATGCAGAATCCGGACTCTTACGCCGAGTTCCGCCAGACCGCCGTTCAAGGTGGGATGCTGGACCCCGAAGACCTGCCGGAGCAGTTCAGCGCGGAAATGCTGACTGTGGTCTTGCTTGCGCTTAAGGTTGTGCAACAGCAAATGACCGAAGGAGGCCCCGGGTTTGCGCGTGGAGGCTTGAATCGAATTGCACAAATGGGCCGTCGCGGCGACTCGGAGTTGGCGCACATTAACCCGTTTGAGCGCAGATTGCTGCAAGCCTATGGCGGCTCTGGCACGATCAATCCGCAAACCGGCCTGCGCGAGTTTGGTTGGTTGAAAAAAGCCTTCAAAAAAGTTTTTAAAGCCGTCGCACCCGTTTTGCCCATCGTCCTGAGCTTTGTGGCCCCTGGCCTGGGGACCGCCATCGGTACCGCCTTGGGAGCCACAGGCACAGCCGCCAGCATGCTTGGCAGCGCAGCAATCGGTGGCCTGTCCTCTGCTGCCGCTGGAGGCGATGCGCTGAAAGGCGCAATCGGCGGCGCTCTGGGCGCTGGCGCTGGTGGCGCTTTGGGCAGCGCGATTGGCGACGCCACAGGTATGACGCTGAGCAACACGGCGCAAAACGTGCTGGGCAGCTCACTGATTGGCGGCGCACAAAGCGCGGCCACCGGTGGTGATTTCCTGACCGGCGCTGTTCAAGGCGGCCTTGGCGGCTATGCAGGCAGCACGCTCTCTGGCGCGGCCAGCGGCCTTGAGGGTAAGCTCGGCGCTGGATTGCAGACCGCAGGCCAGCAGTTTGGCAACGCCCTGACCATGGGGGCCGACCCAAAGCAGGCGCTGACACAGGGCGCCCTGTCTGGTTTGGCTGCGGCTTACCAAGCCCCATCCGCACCAGCTCCCAAGTCGATCTACGACATTACACCTGCCGAGACTGGCGGCTTGGGCTTGAAGGCACCGTCCGATATTGCTATCGAAGGCCTGAAAGCTCCTACTGTGAACACCGCCAGCGTCCCGGAAATTGGTCTGGGGACGGATTACAGCCTTTCTGGTGGACAGACGCCGACCTTCAAAGGCCCAGAAACCTTCTCGCCCGATTACTCGTTGTATGGGCCGTCAACGACCGACGTTGCATCGTCCGAGCCTTACACAGGAACGGGCATCAAGGCATCGCCGCTCAATGCGATCGCAGCCCAGACAGCCGCCACCACACCTGGCGTCAAAGGCACGGTCGGCGACGCGCCAGTGAATAAGGGTTTCAGCGTCGGCAACGCAGCCAGCATGCTGCCTCTGTTGTCGCTGTTCAGCGCCGCCGAAACGCCCGAGCAGGTGCAGCAGGTGGTCTCGCAGATGACGCCAGAGCAGCAGGAGTACTTCAACCGTCCGATGCGCACATGGAATTGGGACACGCTCAACGCGGCTGCCAAGATCCAGGGCTTGCCGATCGGCAGCTACATCGCCCGCAACTGGGACAAGGTCGGCGGCGGTATGTACGACAACCCGGCCGAGCCAACGCAAAACCTGGCCCGTGGCGGCGCGCTCATGCGCTTGGCGCGCGGCGGCGGCTCTGGCCGCGATGACACCATTCCGGCGCGTTTGTCGGACGGTGAGTACGTGATGGACGCCGAGACAGTGGCTCTTTTGGGCGATGGCTCGACCAGCGATGGGGCTCGCCGTCTGGATCAGATGCGGGCTAAAATTCGCCAACACAAAGGCAAATCGATGGCCCGGGGCAAGTTCAGCGCGAACGCCAAATCGCCGTTGGCATATCTGAAAGGCGCATAACATGGGCAGTCTTTTCCAGGGTGAACCCCAAAAAGCCACCTCCTACGTCACCAGCACGACGGAGACCCCGAAGTGGCTGCAGGACGCGATTTACAACCAAATCTACCAAGCCACCAACGTGGCCAACACGCCGTTCACGCCGTACAGCGGAACGCTGGTAGCAGGCGCAACGCCCCAACAGAAACAAGCCTACGAGGCTGTCAGTGCAAACCAGGGCCTCTGGAAAGCGCCGTTTGAGGCCGCCCAGACTGGCCTCGAAAAGCTGACAACAGCCCCTGGCGCCATGTCGGCAGCCACGCCGTACATGACGCAGGCCGCAGGCATGAGTCCGCTGCAGGCCGCCCAGGGTTTGATCACTCAGGCCACAGGCACAACCGGCGTTGGCGCGGCTCAGCCGTTTTTGAACCAGCAGGCCGCCGCCCTGGCAGGCGTTGACACCAGTACCGGTGCACGCACGCTGTCGCCATACGTGCAGGCCAGCCTTGAGGGCTCAGGCCTGACCGCTGCCGCTCCGTACATGCAGCAGGCTGCACAAACTTCTGCACAGGATATTGGGCAGTTCTTTAACCCTTACACCGAGTCGGTCACCAACCAGATCGCCAGGCTTGGGGCTCGCAACCTGTCTGAAAACTTGCTGCCTGCGGTGTCGGACTCGTTTATTCGTGCTGGCCAATTCGGAGGCACGCGCATGGGTGAGTTTGGCAGCCGAGCCCTGCGCGACACGCAGGAATCGGTGCTTGCCCAGCAATCTCAGGCGCTGCAAGCAGGCTACGGCCAGGCCCTGTCCGCCGCCCAGCAAGAAGCCGCCCGCCAGGCTCAGCTGGCATCCACCGCTGGCGGCCTCGGTACCGCCCAGCAGCAGGCTATTCTGCAAGGTGGGCAGGCTCTCACCTCTGCCCAGCAACAAGCAGCGCAGCAAGAAATCGCACGCGCCCAGGCTTTGGGCGGCGTGGGCACGCAGCTTGGCGGCCTCACGCAGTCTCAGCAGCAGGCGCTTTTGAGCGCCGCCCAGCAAACCGGCGCTCTGACGGGTCAGCAGCAGCAGTTGCTTGCCTCCTTGGGCTCGCAGGCTGGCCAGCTCACGCAAGCCGACCTGCAGCGCCAGCAATCTGTGCTCCAGCAGATGGCAACGCAGGCCCAGCAAGGCCAGCAGATGCGCACTCAGGACGTTGCCGCACTGGAGGCCGCTGGCGCCGCTCAGCAGCAACTTTCACAGCGCGAGGCCGATGCGAAGTACCAGCAATACCTCACGGAGCTGCAGTACCCCAAAACACAGCTCGACTGGCTGTCCACTCAGGTGCGCGGCATGGCGCCCAACGTGCAGTCGTCGACAACGCAAACCGGCCAGAGCACCGGCCAGACCTACTCGGCATCGCCGTTGCAGCAGCTGGCAACCGGCCTGTCCGCATCCGCCGGTCTGAGCAAGTTGCTCGGCGGTTAATTTTTGGAGGCAAACATGCCATCGATCTACGACCTGGCCTCAAACTACAACATTGGCGAAGAGCCAGGCATTCGCTTGCCGGTTGTCGGTGCGCCCATCGCTCCAATGGCTGCTCCCGCCACCGAATTGCCGCCCATGCCTGCGGCCTCAACGCCTGCAGCAGCGCCAGCCGCCGCCCCTGGTCGGAGCGACCAGCTTTTGTCCCTGATTGGCAGGTACTTTCCCCAGGGCGACGATTACGGCTCCGAGCTCAAGGCTGCGCGTGCCACAATGACCAAAGAGTCCGAGGCCTTCAACAAGCTCCTGCAGGAGGCCATCAAGCAGCCCCAAGAGTCCGGCCCCAGCAAGGCCGAGATGTACTTCCGACTGGCCGCCGCATTTGGTGCTCCGACCAAGACCGGCAACTTCATGGAGTCGCTGGGCACAGCCGGTGGCGCGGCTTCCAAAATGCTTGAAGAGCGACGCGCATCAGAGAAGGAAGCGCGCGACCGCCGTCTGCAGCTTGGCCTTGAGGCTCAAAAGCTGCGGATGACAGGCGCCAAGGAGGACCTCAACACCCTGCGCGCACTAGCCGCCGAGGGTATGAAGGATAAGCGCACAATCGCTACCGAGCTGATCAAGGACTACGTGAAGTCCGGCCAACCCGAGTCGTCCGCAGGCAAGCAGGCCAAGGATGAGGGGCTTGTCCCAGGAACGCCCGAGTTCCAAAAGCGCGTCGCCCAGATTGCCGAGATGAACACTGAGCAGCAGATGAGCCGCATCAACGCCACACTGGCGCAGATGGGCACCGCTCAGGCAAACCTTGCCTTGGCCCAGCAGAAGTTCAACTTCCAGCAACAGCAGGCCACCAAGCTGACGGCTCCGGAGCTCAAACTCAAGACCGAAACAGAGGATGCACTGAGCAACATCAACGGCTCTATGGGGATTTTGAAGCGTGCCTTCGACCTCAACAAAAACAGCATGTCCGGTTCCCTGGTGGACAAGGCGACCCGTGTTGCACTTGAGGCCGCTGGCTCCAAGGACCCGGTCCTGGTTAACACGCAAGAGCTGGAAAACCTGCTCACCGACCAGATGATCAGCTCGGCAGCAGAGAAAATGAAGGGCGTTCTGTCCGACTCAGACATCAAGCTGCTGACCATGGTTTCTGGCGCCAAGTCCAAGAACCAGGAAGAGCGCAAGCGCATCATGCTCAACGCTTACGGTGCCCTGCAGCGCGGCCAGGCCAAACTGCAAAAACGCTTCAACGAGATCAACCAGGGTTTGTACCGCGACACGAACTCAGCAGGAGGGCTTGAGTAATGGCTGACGGCATCACGAACACGGCCCGCGCCTTTCTGGGCCAGGGCCTTGGCATGGGCTGGGGCGACGAGGGCGAGGCCTGGTTGCGCTCCAAGCTGGGTGGCAAACCCTACGAGCAGGCTTTGCAGCAGATTCGCCAGGAGTACGCACAGTACGCCCGCGAGAACCCCGCAACAGCCATGGCCGCCGAGTTCGCTGGTGGCATGGCTCCGGCTGTTGGGATGATGTTTGTGCCTGGGGCGCAACCGGCGGCTGTTGCTCAGGCTCAGCGGTCCACTGTTGGCGCTCTTGGGCGTCTGGCAGCCCTTGGTGGGGCCACGGGCGCAGTGTCTGGCGCTGGGTCGGCCACAGAGGGCGATCGGGGCACAGGGGCCGTCGTTGGCGGCACGCTGGGCACGATCATCGGCGGCGGCGCTCCCGTTGTGCTTCGCGGCACCAAGAGCGCGGGCCAGTGGCTACGCGATCGCTTGGCTCCCACAGAGGCGACCATTTCCGCACGGGCTGGCGAGAAAATGACCCGGGCGATGCGCGAGTCCAATCTGACGCCCCAGCAGATCGAGCAGATGATGGCCAAGGACCGCTCCCTGAATGTGCCCAGCACGCTGGCCAACGTGGACGGGGCGATGGCCGACTTGGCCGAGGCTGTCGCGCAGCGAACCGGCAAGGGCACGCGCAAGGTCGAAAAGACCCTCACGCAGCAGAAAACCGGCGCACGCGAGCGCACATACCAGCAGGTCGCAAAAGGCCTGCAGCCTGGCGACTACTACGCAGACGAGGCCAATCTGGTCAAAGAGCTGCGCAGCCGGGCCCAGACCGTTTACGACGACGCTTATGCCCACGGCGATGTGGATGACCCTCGTATCGTTGAGGCGCTCAAGAACCCGCAGTTCCAGCAGTTTTTCCAGAAGGCCCGCAGCATCGCTGACACCGAGGCCATGGCTGCAAAAC